TAACATCTGATGGAAAATTAATTACAGTACCAGTTATATTTGCTAGCGGCGAGAAATGGGACAATGTTCGTAGATTAGGTTATTTACGTGATGAAAAAGGAATGCTTCAATCTCCAGTAATCATGTTAAAACGAAACTCAGCAGCAGAACGAGATACCCAACGTACCTTAGATGTTAATCGAGGAGATAGCAACAATCAATTAGTGTATCGATCAAAATACAATCAACGTAATCGATATGAAGATGAGTTATTCCCAATACCAATCAACGATCCACAACCATCAGAAAAAATCTATGTAATTGATATTCCTAAATATGTAACTATCGAATACGATATGATGCTCTGGTGTGATTTTACAAGTCAATTAAATGATTTAGTTGATCAGATATTACCGTACGGGCGATTTGCTTGGGGAAATGAAGCAAACAAATTTCCAACAACAATAGGACAATTTAGTTTTGAAACAGTTAATACGGTTGGTGAAGATCGACTAGTACGCGCAACTGCTCCACTAACAGTGCAAGGAACTTTGTTATCAGCTCAAGAAACTAGAATAGCAACTATCCGAAAAAATTATTCAATTAAAAAAGTAACATTCGAACAAGTAATTGATGTTGGGGCTGATATATTTTCAAGTACAATTGTGCCTGCACAAATACTACAATCACAAGCTATTATATCAAGTGGCGGAACCATACTTGTTAATGGAGGCGGATCAACTACTTCAATTAACGCAGCAACCTTTGCATATTTGACAAACTTAACAGACCAACAAGCAACATACTCAAACGCAACAACAGTAACAGTGGCCGCAATTGCAGCAGTCAACCCGGTAACATTGCTCGTTGCTACTAAAAATGAATTTAATGTGTATATTAATGGTCAATACATCGACAAAGTTGCATACACGTGGACACCTAGTGATACAACAACGCAGACCATTATCTTTAATACGGTTACTCTAGGATATACCATTGATCCTAGTGACGTGGTAATTATTAATGGAAGGTGGACATAATGGCAAGACATTTTAAACCGGGACAATTACAAACCGGGTCTTTATATAATATTTCAGCAAGTTATGCCGTAACTGCATCATTCGCATTGAATGGAGGCGGAACTAGCATCAATACCGGTTCATTTGTAACAACAGCATCATTTAATTCATTCACGGCATCATATACAACGGGTTCATTTACTGGATCGTTTAAAGGTGATGGGTCTCAGTTAACCGGCATTACTAGTGCGAGTTATTCAACTACAGCATCCTATGTAACCCTAGCACAGACTGCTAGCTATGTACAAACAGCACAGACAGCATCGTACGTATTACAAGCGGTTAGTGCATCATTTGCTACTAGCGCGTCTTATGCTCCTGATACTACTTTCCCGTTTACGGGTTCTGCTCGTATAACTGGATCACTTACTGTAACGGGATCAACTACTTCAACTCAAATTGGAGCAGGAGCAGCACCTAGTGGTTCTATTCGTTTAGACGTTCGTGCCCAAGGTACATTATCAACAGATTTAGCATTTAGAGTAAGGAATAGTGCAGATACAAGAGATATAATTAATGTTAGAGGAAATAAAACTATTGAATTAATAGCAGATACTCCAGCAACAAATGGTGGTATATCTATTACAACTAGTGCTTACAATGAGCCTATCATAGATATGTATGATAGTTTTGGCAGTAAAAAATTAATAATAGATACGTCAAATGCCTTAATTACTCTTGGTGGTAGTGGTAACATTAAAATAGGTTCATTGACTACTACGAATAGTTATTTAGGATTAGTAACTCCAACAACTAATAATAGATTCCTTAAGCTAGTAGATGCTTTTAATAATGAGTATTTATCATTAGGGGGAAACGCTTATGACGGAAGTGGTGGTATTTCATTAACTCTAAAAACCACTACAACTAATGGAACAAATTTTGTCACATTTAGCCGAAGCAATAATACTAATCCCGTAGTAATTTCTGATCTAGGATATTTAGGAGTAGGAACAGGATCAGCTGCAGCTCGATTAGATGTAAAGGCCCAAGGTGCTTTATCAACAGATTTAGCATTTAGAGTTAGAAATAGTGCTGATAATGATAATTTATTAGAGGTTGGTGGCTCAGGTATAATAAAATTTAAAACGGGTACTGAACGATTAGAAATAAATACGGCTACTGCTGATTATAAATTATCAGTATATAAATATAGCACTGAAATGACAAGAATTTCAACATATCTTTCATATTTTTGTTATGGTAGTTCAGGTCAATATTTAGGAATAGGAACAAATGCCCCTACTCATTTATTGGATTTATCTTTAGGTGCCACTCAAAATCAAATAATAACTAGATTTGGAAATAATTTTAATGATACTTCTCAATCAGATGTTACTTTAAAGTTTACAACTGGATACACTGGTGGAAGTTTTGGAGGAAATCCTTTAGCATATTTAACAATTGGTAATAATGGAGGAGTAGGAGTAAACAATAATTGTAAATCTTATTTTAAATTTCTTTTAAATAAAGGAAATACTTTAGCAGAAAGAGCATCTATTACTTCCCAATCAAATTTATTACTACAAGCACCAACAGAAGATACAAATGATATAGGAGTTGTTTATGTGCCAAACGGAACTGCCCCAACTGCATCAATTATTGACGGGTTTAAACAATATTCAGCCGACATAACAGCAGGAAACGCAGCACCACATTTTAGAACTGAAAACGGTACAATTGTATGGTTAGGAGACGAATCACGTTTATTCAATGTAACTGCTAGCAACATGATGGTTGGAGTAACGTCATCCCTAGCATTATTTACAAGTCAAAGAACGACAGTCAACATTGGCACAACAACCATATATGCTTTTCCAACTGCATCATATGATGGCGCTTTTATTGATTATACTGCACGTAGTGGTTCGAATGCTAGAGCCGGTCAAATAATGGGTATCTGGTCTGGCAGTGCAGTAAACTTCACGGAAACTACAACTACCGACTTTGGCTCTACCTCCGGATTAACATTTGGTATGAGCATATCTGCAAGTTCAATGATTGTATCAGCATCTGCTGCTACAGCCGGCTGGATCGTAAAAACAATCATCAGAAGTATTTAACATACATATTTATATTAAATAACCAATCTTGGATAGGGAAAAGACATGGAACGAATAGGATACATTTACAAAATTACTAGTCCATCAGGTAAAATATATATCGGAAAGACTAACAATTTAAGAAATCGTATTTGTGCGTATAGAAATGCACAAAAAAGTAATACAAATACATTGATATATACAAGTATTAAAAAATACGGCTGGGATGCACATGTATTTAAAGTTATAGATTCTGCATCAATTAACGTATTAAATGAATTAGAAATTTCATATATTCAAAAATATAATTCATATAGACATACTAATCCATATGGTTTAAATTTAACTATAGGCGGAGAAGGTACATATGGAAGAATTGATTCGATTGAAACTAGAAAAAAACGAGCAGCTCATCATATTGGGTCAACACGCAGCGAAGAAACTAGACAATTAATGAGTTTAGCAAAAAAAGGTAGCCCATCTAATAGAAAAAATTGTATAATTTCGCAAGAAACTAAAAATAAAATTAGTAAATCAAACACCGGGAAAATTAAACCAGCCGAGTTTCATATAAAAAAATATCAAACACTATTAGATAAACTAATCAAAACGCACGGCGCAATATTACAAATAGATCGTAGTACAAATTCTATCATTAAAGAATGGATCGAAATTCCAAAATATATTTCAAATCAAATGAACATTGAATATGCATCAATAAAACGAGCATTAAATAAAAAATACAAAACAGCTGGTGGATATGTTTGGAAATATAAAACGGAATTACAATGAACGAATTTATAATTAAGAACGGCTTCCGTTCACAAGGTAACAGTGAAGTTACCGGATCCGCAAATATATCCGGATCACTGTCAGTAATATCCAGCGCTGGTGTAGATGTATTTAACACAAGCACAAGTCTTCTTAAAGATGCTACTAACAAATCTTCTTTAGATTGGACTGGTCGCATAATGTACGATGCTGCAGGGGTAATAGGG